GAATCGCAATAGAGATCCCCGGATAGTGCTAGTGCGATATTAGGTTCAGAGTTCTGCGGGTCGACGTGAAGCGCCGCGCGATCCGGGCTTGTGCTGTCGCTCCCCGCCCAAACACCGTACCCGTTTATGGATATTCCGAACACGCCCGTCGCATCAGATCCGACGCCAGACACCGCGCCGTTAGCAGCATTCGCAGGATCGGCTCCAGCTAAGATATTAAAGCCAGTGATGCCCACGCCGTCCGGGTTTTGCGTCTCGCCGCGCACGCCATAGCCGCCGCCAACAGTGGGCCCGAGGCCGCGAATCCCTGCAAAGTTGGCCCCTACGCCGGTCCCGTGTGCACCGTCTCCGCTGGTCGCGCCGCCCGTGAACGTGCCACCCTCGCCCGTCGTGCCGCCCGTGCCGACAACGCCCGAGCCTGCGCCGTCCCCAGTGCCGCTGATGCCAGGTCCACCGCCGCCCGTGTTGCGGCCTTCGATGCCGGGCTGCACGCCCGTCGAGACGCCCCTGATAGCCGCGAGCACGCCGTTCGAGCTTGCGCTGATAGCGAAGCCGCCCGAGTTGTTCGTGGCGCTGATAACCGAGCCTGTGGCGCCTGAGTTGGCGGTCGCGGTTATCGCCGGAAATGCGCCAGCCGTGCCGCCCGCGGTTAGCCCGGCGATCGCTGAGACGCCCGCCGAATCGGTCTCGACGACGTGAGCATCGAGGCCCGCGGCATTCGATCCGAAGCTGAGCCACTCGACCCAGGTCGAAAGCACCTTGAATTCTGCGTTCGCATATTCTGCGACGATTCCGGTCTCCGGCGTGAATCCTCCCGCTTCCCCTGTCGGGATCGGGACGCTCCGAGCGTTGCCTGACCATGGATCTACGCCTGGCGGGTAGTTGGCGATTGATGACCAGATTGGGGGGTTGCCTATTGGACGCGTTGCCATTTTTCTTTATCTCCTAGCAGCCAGTGGTCGCCACTACCGCCGACCATTGCCCGCACGGTGTAGCGGTCGGCCCATGATGCGAGCACCAGATCGCCGAGTCGACGACCGGGCCGTGATCTGATGCCCATAGATTTGGGCCGGGCGTCACGATCTCGATGAACCCCAACACGCCCGCATATAGCGCCCGGCAGAACATCTGGAACAGAACCGAGAATTCGGGGCCGGTAAGTGTCGTGGGAATGCTGAGCGTGAACGCGTAGGGGGGCACCAGCGTGTAGACGATCGGCGGGTCGACGCCTACCGTTCCGCCGATGAATGTCCGCGCCATCGCAAGGATCTGATTGACGCTGCCGGTCCAGTCGCCGTCCGTCTGCCCTTGTAGGATGCTCGCTTGCATCTTGAGCAAGGATCGATAGCGGGCGTCTGAGAAGCCCGAGCGCTGCAGGTCGATCACGCTGCCGATCATGTCGAGCTGAACCCCGACCGCGGTGTTCAGATCGAACGCGCCTGAAACGTCCTTCGCAACATCAACGAACTTGCCGAAGGGCTCGGCGACGATGCACATGAAATCTCGAAAGTCTCGGTTGCCCGTCGTCGAGTCCATCTGCGAAAGGATCCGCGACTGTACGAAGTCGCAGATCTCGCTCTCGCATTCACCGAGGCCCCAAGGACTACACGCGCCCCAGAACGCACCCGAGCCCCAGCCGGCCATTAGTAGGCGCCCCCGTCGATCTCGATCCGAATGTTTCCGGTGTCATAGTCCGGCTTCTGCCGGATCGTGATGTTTGCCGTTTGGGCTGTTATCGGGAACGCCGGCTGAGTGAGACTCACACCGACTATCGCCGACTTGATGCCTGATAACTCGCCATCGAGGATCAAGCTCTGAATCACTCCAGACGTATCGAGCGCGCGTGCATCTCGCCCGAGCTGCACGAAGGCGCCCGTTAGCGATGTTGCGACCGTGCTCCTGATTAGGTCGGCCATTTGCTGCGGGTCACTTGGCACGACCGGGCCGTCGTCATTGTTGCTGAAGACCTCGATGTCGATGTCGATGAAGATGTCGATGTCCTCTACCACGTCGAACTCGATCGGGCCCTGCGCTTGGTTCTCTGCATCGGTTACGGTGATCAGGTTTAGCGGTATGGTAGTGGTGTCGCCGTAACTGGTGCCGTAGCTTCCGCCGCCTGCGCCAGTCGCTGAGAATATCGCGTCGGCGATATCTTGGGCGAGCGGGTTTGTGGGGCCAGGTATCTGCGGAAGCGGTAGCGGCGGGTCAGTCTCGACGACCACGTTGAACGCCTTGAACGGTATCCCGTCGGCGTCGGCCGGGTTCGCTGCGGGGTTATGGTAGACGCGCACATCAGTCACGCGCCCGTTGCTCGTGTTGACCTTGGACACGACGCCCTGAATCGAGAGAAGCGGGCCGATGTTCTGGCTGTACAGTTCGCGCTGCCTGCGTCGCCTGAAGTCCTCGTCGCTCTCTTCGTTCTGGCCGAGCGTCGCGTCATCCGTGGGATTGGTGAACCCGATGAAGCCGGGTACGACCGTCACCACGGACCATGTGGTTGGTGGTACCGCGTTCGCCAGGATCGGGCCAGTGTCTACGGCCCGATAGATGGCGGCCAGTGTGCCCGGTCCTGCGAAGACGAGCGGGCCGTTTATCAGTTCCCATGTGGTCGAGTTGTCTTCGTTGCGGATTAGCGATCCGTTAGGGAGCGTGCCCGCGCCCGAGAACTCGGCCAGCCCATCGACCACTGATGACGTGGCGCCGCGGCGCACCGAGCCCGTGAGAGCCGCGAGCGCGTTTAGTGCTACGCCCTCGGCGCTGTTCGGATCGAAGCGCCGCCAGACCGCGAGCAATTCGGACTGGTCGAGCGCTTGAACCTCGGCCGTGATGTTGATCCATTGGCCCATGATCGAACTAATGTCGACGTTCGTGTTCGTGCCGAATTGCGCCTGAACGCGCGCGGCTAGTTCGTCAAAGATTTCTGACTGAGTTTGTGTCGCTAGGCCGTTTGCGGTTAGTCCGAATGCCATGATCTACCCTTGTGTCTGTGTGAGCGAAACGTCGAAGTCCACGTCGCCATCGATCGTCGTAACAGAACCGACGACCGACAGGCCGCGCGTGAGCGGGTCGAGCGTTAGATCGAATTCCTCGATCCCCGTTACCCCTGGCGTGCTCAGCACGTTTTGCTCAAGTATGAATTGCACCGAATCGAGCGGCGTCTGCTTTAGGAAGATGACCTGAATGTAAGGAACGCCGGCCGATTGATCGTACACCGTTTCCCCCAAGAACGTCCTCAGCCTCATCTCGATATGCTGGCCGATCGCCGGCTGATGCGTGACGAATGAAATTTCGCCGTCCTCGATCACCATGTCGCCGCCTTGCATCTTGATGTCTGCCATGGGGTTACTCCGTCAGGGCCTTGGTCGATAGCCAGCCGGCGATCGTTATTTGCAGAGCGACCGTCGCAGCCGTAATCGATCCGATGTAAGCGCCGTTGGACACTGAAGTCGGCGGAACAGTGGCTGCCCATGCCGCCGCGGCTGCTGCGATGGTCGCGCTGTATGCGTTGAACGCTGCCGCTAGTTCGGTGCCCTTGACGATTGGACTCGCGGCTAGCCGCCCGAGCTTGATCCCCGCGAGCGGTGGCCCATCTAGGACCGTCGCCGTTGGGTCTGTTCCGATGCCGGGATCGATCGGGTCAATGTCGCTGTGTAGCCCTGGGTGGAATACTCCGTCGCCCCTGTTGTGGGTCCAGTTGTCGATCGGGTCGACGGGGTAACCCTTCTTACGCCACTCGGCCAAGCTTCGATCCTGCACGATCAGCTCACCGCTATCGCCGATCGTCAGCGGGAAAGTCAGGTAGCCCGCGCTCGTCCGTGGCCATGCTACCGGCACATTGACCAGCAGCACGGGCGGCTGCGTAACCGTGGCCGCTGGCCCTTGCGGCACGTCTGGATTATTCGTGACCGTGAGCTGTTGAACAAGCACAGAACAAAGCTGCGTTAGCGGGTCATACCCTAGCGGCTGGGGCTGCGATGGCGCGATTCGAACGACGGTCGACGTGCGGATAGTGACCCGCAAATAGCGATCGACCGCGGACAATAGATCGGCGAGAGATGGATTCTCTCGCAGGTCGTAGACTCCGGTTCTTTGTTCGCGTCCCATTAGATCACACTTAGCGGCCTGGCAACGGCCGACATAAGGCTACCGCTGCGCGTGTCCCCGGTAAAGGTGGCCGACTCGACCCGCATAACGGGCTGCCCTACCGGCTTGTCGAATCGGTCGATGATCGAAACGATGCCGCCTGGCGCTATGTCTGGATTAGCTAACGCGTCGAACGTGATCGATCCGTTGTCCTCCTCGGCGAAGCTTAGCAGTCCGGTTCGAGGCCTAACGATCTGCGGAAGCGTGCCCGGTGCGATCGACAAAAGGCCACGGTTAAAAACAACGATCAGCCCGTTTTGATTGTAGCCCCACGAATAGCCCGGACCAAGGCCTGATACGATGGTATCGAAAATCTGCTTTGCTGGCGTTCCGCTCGGGTCATTCCCTGCGATCGCCCTTATTCCGTTTGGCGAACTAACGACGGCGCTCGTGACCTGATCGACATCGAGAAGTCGCGGCGGCTTGAATTGCGACGCCAGCAAGGCGAGATAATCCGTGACGAACGTCTCCGCAACCGCGGTTGGTAGTGGTTGCGAGTCTCGATTTGACGCGAGCCCCACGCCGAACTCGATGTTGGTTACCACGTCGGGATCTTCGTAGAGCTTGGCTTGCAGTTTCCAGATCTGGCCCTTCATCAGCGAGAAGGTTTTACGCTCCCAGCCCACGGCGATCTCGATGTTGCCGATCGCGCTGCCGCCGAATCCCTGCGAGCTTTTCACGATCGACTGAATCAGCCCCTGTTGAATGCTCCCGAGATTGTAGATCCTCACCGATCCTGTATCGGCCTGCGTCGATAGTTGGCGCTCTACGTCCCACTCCATGTAGAGCCCATCGCCGTCTAGATTCTCCACGTCGAAACTAACCGACCCTAAGAAGTCGCTCACCGTCACCTTGGCGGCGACGTTTAGGTATCGTGGGAATAGGACGGGCATGGCTTAGCTTGCGGGGAAGGCTTGGTCGCTTGTCATGTAGCGCAACACGTGCGTCTTGTTCTCGAATGAATCCACGGCCGGGTCGCTGCCGTTGCCGGATAGGTCGACGCAGTACAGAACGCCCGGCGGGATCTGTGCGCCCTTGCTCCGATAGGGGAACAGCAGGTCGAGCCCTACCGCGAGCCCGAGCCCCATCACTACCGGCTCAAAGTTGACCGTCGTTATATCCATAAACCACGAATCGTCAGGCTTGTTCGTCTTGAACACGAGGCCAAATTGCACGCCCTCCAAGAATATCGTGTATTGGAAATTGGACGTGAAGCCGATCGCAGGATCGCCGACCTGTACGGGTAATTCTAGGATGCTCATGCGGGCGCCACTCCATCAACGCCTGACGGCTGTTGTGTAGAATTCGATGGGGCCCCGGACTGGTTGCCGCCGCCTGCTTGCGTGCCATTGCCCGGTAGCTGCGAATCGTAATCAGGCAAGCCGACGCCTAGTTCAGGCCCGAGGATGCGCGCCTCGACAAACGAAATGGTCAGTTCTGTATTCGGGCCGATGTCCGGAGACCATGGCCGGTTGATCGATTCAATGAAACATTGCTTCAAGCTAAAGCGCGGGGTGATCGCCATAACCGGTTCGCCGCGATCGGCTATCTTGTAGAGATTCTCGATCCTCACAAGGTCGAGCCGCTTGAGTCGCGCTTTCAATATGTCACCCGTGCCGATGAACGAGCGAACGTCGATCGTCGATCCCATGATGCCGGTGATCGTGAACCTTCGAAGATTCCGGTGCACGTTCGAAGTTGCGTTAGAGAAGTCCTGCAGCGTGTTCTCAGTGACCGTGTAATTCACGCTCACATCCTCATTGTCTACCAGGTCGATCGATACGTGATTGCCTGTCAGGCCCGGCTTGAAATTTGCGATAGGGGAGATCGGGATCTGAAACCCCGACAGGCGAGACAGCCGATAGATCGAAGCGAACTCGGCCTTTAGAATTCCATTCAGTGCGCTGCCCAGTGTCATCGTGCGATCCCCGTGGGCACGGTCTGCCCGGCCTTGGCTGTCTGCTTCTCGAACTCACCGCGGATCGCCATCGCTGACTCCTTGGCGATCTGCGTGGGGTTCGCCCCTTTGATGTTTTGCGTGATGACGAAATTGAAGAAGTCGATCGCTACCGTCGGCTTGATTGATTTCGACGATGGCGTCTTGCGTGACAGCTGCTGGATAACCTGCTTGAGCTGCTTGGGATCGGCCGTGCCCGTCCTGATAGCTAGCAGCGACTCGGCGAGCGAAACGTCGCTCTCGGGCTCTTTTGCGGGGCCGGATCCGCCGCCGCCCTTTCCTCGCTTGCGCTTGCCTGTCAACTCGGCCTCGTCGATCTTCCCCATCAAGAAGTCCTGCCGCCGCTTTTCTGATCCTCGACCCGATTTCAGCTTCCCCGACCCTTCCAATTCCGACAGCCGCCGCCGCCGATCGGTCATGCCTTTTTGAAATTTTCCAGACGCTGCGCCCGCTGCAGCCCGCGCGGATTCGCTTTCCTGCCGCTCTGCTAGGAGCCGCTGATTCTCAGCCTCTGATTCACGCAGATCTGATTGTGCCAGTTGGGACATGTCTCGCCCCCGTTGCTCGTCGTCCTTTAGTTTCTTCTTCTCTTTGTCTGACAAGAACCATCCGCCCTGCCCCTGCTTTGCTCCTGCTGAGATCCTCTCGCCAGCCCTAACGCGCGCCTCTTGGGCGCGCATTCTTTCTTCAATATCCTTATTTGCGAATTCCTTACCGGCACCCTTGCCGCGCAGTCCAGTTACCAGATCGTCGATCGCCTCTAGCCGATCCTCGACGCTACCAAACTCATCTGCCAATCCTGACAGCACGGGTATCAGTGCGCCGATCGCCAGCGCAATCAGCCCGATCGGCCCGAGCGCGCCGACCATCGCCATCTTGAACGCGATCGTGGCTGTCGTGGCAATTGCCATCGCCGGCTTCCATCCTCCGAGCGCCTCGATCAAATCCTTGATCCCGGTCACGACGAACATAACCGCCTCAGCGATATCCTTGATCACCGGGATGCTTTTCTTGATAAATCGCTTTATGTCCTGCGCGATCAATCTGCCATTAGCTAGCGCCCAGTCCTTGATCTGATTGATGATGCCCTCGACGACGGGGATCAACTCAATGCCGACGGTGTTAACCACGCCGCCGATCACCGTCTTCATCCGCGTTATCGAATCTTGAAACTCGGCGGAAGCTTCGAGCGCGTCGCCGCTTAGGACCCCGCCCGTGCGCGCTGCCTCGTCCCCTAGCGCCTTGATCCCCTCAGAGCCCTCGGCTAGTAGCGTCGCAAGCTTCGGCCCGGCTCGGCCGCCTAGAATGAGCTGAGACGCTGCTAGCTTTTCGCTCTCGCTATCGAGGCCACTGATCGCGTCAGCGAACACGCCCAATTGCTTCTCGAATGGCAGGTCGATCACGTCCTCAATCCTGAGCCCGACAAGCTCAAGACCCTCGATCAGTGGCCCGGTGCCCTTCGTCACCGCGTCATTCATTCCGCGCGCGACCGTCTTTGATGCCACGGCGATCTGCTGAATGTCTGCGCCAGAGATTTTAGCGGCGAACGCCAGCCGCTGATATTCATCGGCGCCGATGCCCGCGACCTTGGCGCCCTTGATAACCTCATCGGCCGCCTTCGTGACCGAATTTACAAGCTTGAAGATCGCAGCACCCGCCGCAAGCGCTGCCACCCCGACCGCTGCGAACGCCTTGCCGGCCGTCGCGCCGAACTTCTTAATTCCGCCGCCGCCCTTTTTGTCAGTGTCCTGCGCGGCGTTAGTAACTCCCTTTATCTCGCCCTCGGCCGCCTTGGCGCCCTCGACTGAGACGCCCATCTTGATTAGCAGTTCTGCGATCGTTGTGGCCATTCGCTATCCCTTCGGCAACTTAGATTGCCACTCCCGGTTCAACATCTCGGCATGCTTCCACGAAGAGTGAACCTCGTGCATTTCGAGCAAGTCCATCAGGCCGTGCATGTCGATCACCGTGCACAACTGGTGGTATACGCCCGCGTCGATGCCTTGCCCGTTCGAGCACACGACGTAAATTTCCCAGGGTATGTTCGCGGGCTGTATGCCTGATCGCGGTCCTCCTGCCCGCTTGTACGTCTGCCACTTCTTGAGCGGCTTGCGTACTAGGGCCGACCGAAAGAAACACGTCCCACCCAGACCGCGACGTTGATCAAGTGCATGTAACGACCCGCGAAGTGATCGTCAAAATTCTTGTAGACGCTCCCCTCGATGTAATTGTCACCGATCTTGATCTTGTCGCATGTTGTTAGTTCGAGAAGCTCCTTCAGAACTAGGAGCCCGCCCTCGGTTGCGCGTGATGCAATGCCCGTAACGAGCGCCGCCATGACCTCGCGGTTGGCCATCAGTGAATTCTGATCCTCGTCTGTCGTGGCCATTAGCAGCGTGATCCCGTCCTCGCCCACTAGGTCGACGAGCTTGGGCAGAATCTGCAGGCCGCGCGTCGCTGGCATAGTTGTGGTCGTGTACGTGATCCCGTCGATTACTTCGCTTTGTTCTCTCATGTCTTTGCTCTCTAGTCGCCCACGTTGTTACGCGCGGGGATCGCTGGTGTGTGCTCGATCGACGTGAACGCGAAAGTCCACGTCACTTCAACCGATGTAGTGGCCCGTTGCTCGTCGGGCTCGGTGGTAATGTATGCGTTTGTGAACGTGAACAGTTCGCCCGAGTTTAGGTCGACCATGACGATCGGCCCCTGAATGGCGCGCGTGAATCTGTCTGTAGTTGCAAGCGCTAGGAGCAAGCTATGCGTCCGCGATTCGTTGTTGATCAAAAAGTCGACCTCGCCAGATCGATCGGGATTGAACAGGCGGATGGTGCCGCCCATCCCATTCTGCCGCTGCGTCCACGTTGGACGCGTTCGGCGGATCACCACGAATGAGCCCTCGGCTAGGCCTTCCCTCATCGGGACACCTGACCAGCTCACCCTGACGCGATCTGACGAGTATTGACGCACTAGCTGCCCACGAGGTTATTGTTGATGGCGACCGTCTTGGTGATCCGCTCGCACATGAAAACCCACGTGAAATCAGATGATTCGGTCGCGCGAACTTCGTCAGGGTCGGTCACGATGAACGCGTTCACATAGGTAAACTGCTCGCCGCTGGTCGTATCCTTGAGCACCATCGGCCCGACTACGTTTCGATTGTCCCGATCGTCTTCGGCAAGCTGTCGAAGTTGCTGATGCGTCTTCGATTCCTGATTCACCAAGATTGAGATCGTGGCCGATCGATCGGGGTTGAATGTTCGGATGCCCTCACCGTTCGCGCTGGTCTTCATGGACCATGACGGGGCGGTGCGTGCCTCGGTGATTGTTGAGCCTGCTGCGAGGCCTTCCTTTAGGTCGAGCCCTTCCCAACCAAGCTCGACGTGATCGATGCTGTACTGTCTCATTGTTTCTTTCCTTTCGTCCGGCCTAGAAGCTCAGATTCAAAATCAGGGTTACCTCTTGGATCGCGCCGGCAAGTGTTGCCTCCGCTGTCATCGTCAGCTCTCGCGCGGCCTTGTCTGCAGACGAGATCGAACTAACAAGCGGCGCCGAGATCTTCGGCGGGTCGTCTGGGCTCAAGTGCCCGAAGTTCACGCCCGAGTCGAGCACGCCTTGCCACGCTGAGACGACCTGATTGATACCGCCGTCGGTGTAGGGGATCTTCGTTTGGCTGCCCACGAGAAGCGAAAGGATCGCCTCTTGCGTGCGCTGCTTTAGCCAGTCGACCGATGTGGTAACGTCGATGAACTGCGGGACACCTGCAGCGGTGATGCCCGTGCTCGTAAAGGTCAGCCCGCCCGCGTCGGTGTAGACGTTGCCATTGTCCGCCTGCATGGCTAGAACCTGGGTCGGTGTGATGTTGTCGCCGGAAATTCCGGCAAGCTCCATCAGGCCCCAGATGCCGACGCCGCCGGGAACATCGAGATTCAGCCCGAGCCCCTTCGACATCCACGCGCCGTCAAGATATCCGTCAGCGCTGCCTGAGCTGGTCGCGTGGTAGATGCCGAAGCTGCGCGTGTAGCCTAGCACCTTCATGTCGTCGAACACGTTACCCGGCGTTCCGGCTAGCGCGTCTGCGTCGGCTGTCTGATAGCCGAAGGCCTTCGTGCGTGCTTGCGTCCACGCGCCGACCTCTAAGATGTCAGCCTTGACGCGTGACTCGATATTGACGCCGTAGAAGTTTGGTGTCCCGTTCACCTGCTGAAACAACTCGATCGCGTCCATCGTCGCGGTCCAGTCCGCGTCGCCGGCATCCTCTCGGCCGATGAGAAGCTGGTCGACGCCGTTGATCTGGCTGAATACCGATGTCGCCCACGCGTTCACCTCGGGTTCTGCCAACGCGGTGAACCCTGCGGTATTGACTGCAGCGATGTCGGTGTACGGTCCATCGATCCGGTTGGCAGTTACTGAGTGATCGAACACTCCGATGGGAGAACCGAAGCCGAATTTGGCTGCGACTGCCCCCGTTAAGTTGATGGTAACATCAACGAATAGATTGATTGGTGCGGACATTGTTTCTCCTACAGTGGTGTGGCGACGAACGAAGCCGTCGAGATGATTGAGCCCCCGCTTCCGAGAGCGTTGATGGTCCCTAGGACCGTTTCGATTTGATCGACAGGCCGGACAAGCGCCGAGCGCATGGCCATTTGCACGTCGATCGTGACTCTACTTTCCCAATTTGCGCCGGCTATGGCGCTGATGTCTGTCGCTATGCCCTTGTTCCAAAGCGCAACGCCGTACTCGCTGAGCGTGTCGACGTAATCGGCCGTCTCAAAGATGCTCTCGATCCTCGACATTAGAGCCCAAGCTCCGTTGCGTGGCTCGCGTTCTTTCGAGAAGCATTCGATCGTGATGTTGAAAACGCGGGTTCCTTGCGTGAGCGTTGCGGCGTTGCCCGAGACGACCTGCGAGAGCGCCTCAATCTCGCCGCCTACCTCGGCCGACCAGATGGCGCCGAAGCTTGCCGGCGTGATCACCAGTTCCGAGACGGCAACGCCTGGCGCGGCTGCCCATGGATCGTTAGCGTCGGCATTCAGTAAAGCGATCAGCTCGTCGCGGATCTGCTCGGGCGTCTGCGCCACGACATCGACGAAGAACTCGATCCCGTTTAGCGATACAATGTCACGCTTGCCTGGCGTCGATGCAGTTACGTCCAAGGTGAGCGAGTCGAACGGAAGGATCGTGCTGCCTCGCTTGCCGCGCTGCGTCCAATAGCTCGGGCCGTTGGCCATCTGCAGATTGATTAGTTCGGGCCCGAGTTGCTCGAACGCCGCTTGACCGTATGACCAGCCCACCGAGGCGGGCGCCATCGCGTCGGCAATCGCCAAGAACACGCCCTTTTGCAGGCGGTCTAGTCTTAGTGGGGCGGAGATGGGCATGGGTTCCTATGGTTGCTGCACGTCCTGCAGCGTTGCCGTCGAGACGTACACGCCGCCCTGGATTGAGTAATCGAGCACCTGCGTAACCCGCCACTTGCGCCCCTGATACAGAACCACATCGGGCGCGTTGCCCCCGTCGGCGACGTAGAGCCGCACCTGCGTATAGACGCGGATGGCTTCCGAGTTTCGATCGGCCTCGGGCAGCTGGTCGAGATCGCGGCCTGTCATGTTGTGCACGGCGATCGGCGAGATCTGCAGCGCGACATCTGCCGCGGAATCCCACCCGCCGTATTCGTTTTGCGTGGGCTGCGCAGAACGCAGCACCGTCAACCCGCCGGGGATCTCGAAATCGCCCACAAGGGGCGCAACGTCTAGGGGCAGGAACGACATCAGCTAGGGTTATCGTCAGACGCGTCAGGATCGCCTGAGAGGCTTTCGACTTGTTCGGGTGATAGTCTGGGCGCTTGTGATTCGGGAGCCCGTGGCGGCACTGTCAGGGCCTCGACCGCTCGCTTGGTTCCGACGCCCTCGGACGCGTCAACCGCGCCCTGGATGCCGGCGTATGCCATCCAGACGAGCGCGAAATTGTCGAAGTCGCCAGCGAGCGCGAACGGCATCGAGGCTGCGACCGATGCCCAGAATTTGCGGGAGGTGAGCGTCTTGCGAAGGAATTCTTGAGTGTGCTTGATCATCTGCTTAGCAGTTCCCGCTCTTTGCGAATTAGTGATTCGGGTTTTGCGGGCGGTCGGCTGCGCTTGCGCTCGGCTACGTGCTGAAGAACGCTGCCCTGCCATACGGCCTGCTCTATCTGGTAATCCTGAACCCGCTTGACGGTCTCGACATCGGCTTGGATCTCGGCGGTAGTCTTTGCGTTCGCCTCGATTGCTGCCGATGCCACTGGGTGCGCGGCGGCTTCGTTGTGGTTCTCAATGTCGGCATGCACTTGCTCGCGGCTTGGCTTTTGCTGCAGCTCATGCACAGCGATCGAACCCGCTGAGACTAGGCCGACCAGCGCGACGATTGACGCTCCGATCGTTCGGATGTTTTTCGCCTTGGCCGCCACCGCTGCCAGGATCGCTGAGTCCTCAACATCATTCGCACGGGCTGACTTGAGCGCCGTTGCAAGCGATGCCGTTAGAGCTTCGTGATCTTCTGGTGTAAGTGTGGCCGCCATGGGTCGATCCTATCGTGCGCGCTGTGTCATCAGTTCGCGTCGCTTGTCCTTGAGCGACTGGGGTTCATTCGGTGCGCGCTTGCAGCTTGCGCGCGCCCGGCAGTCAGCCACATCTGCGCGCCACTCGGCGTGTTGCATTTGGATCTCTTGGATCTGCTGAATGCGCTCGACGTTGCTCTTGAGAACTTCGACCGAT